CATGGATGTGTCGTATGGACCCATGAAGATTTTCTCCTTCAAGGCCTACGAGAAACAACTTACAGCAGCGGATTTCACCACCGCTGTGCTAGACACTATTGTCTTCTTTTCCGAAGGAGGATATCGTGTCTTCAAGACCGGGCGTATTGAAAGTTTCTTCGCTACTGATGAATCTCTGAAATCCGCCGAATCTCGATACTTCGAGATAGTTGAGTGCGCGCCTCTGGTGAAGGCAGGCAACCTTCAACGGGTTAAGAAAATGGATGAAAATGATTATTCCCTCTTACTCACGAAGGCCATTGATGAGCACACCGATTTGTACATGAGAATCAAAGACACTTGGGTCAAGAAATCACTTCAAGACCGTCTAGTGACTTTAAAGCGATATAAAGCTGATTTTGAATCTTTTTGTGCGGATGGTGCGCAGCGTATGGCTCCCTATGCTCTATATGTATATGGTGAGCCTGGAGTCGGTAAATCAACCGTTTACGATGTACTAATCCGTCTAATCCTGAATGCGAATGGATTCGAATCAGGTGATGATAGAATAGTTACAATCAAGGAAGGTGACGATTACGATTCAACTATGCGCTCTCATACAAATGGTGCCATTTTCGATGATTTGGGTAACACTCAAGCCCAATACACCACGAAGTCCCCGACTGATAGGATCATCGAATTTAAGAACAATGTCGCAGCCTATGCAAATATGGCTGATGCCGACATGAAAGGTAAAGTACGTATTGCAGTCAAAGCCATGGCCGCTACATCGAATGTTACTGCGCGAGCAGTTGCACGTACTTATTCCAATGCTCCTTTCTCCTTTGTACGTCGTTTTGATGCACATTTGAATGTGATTGTGAAGGAAGAATTTGCTCTCGCAGATGGTCGTCTGGATTCGAAGAAAGTGTCCCAAGCTTTTGGTGCTGCACTTATTCCAGATTGCTTTGAGATTGACATTGGAGTGCCTGATGCTGACAACAAAGAGGAGAATGTCACATATAAGACAAGAAAATCTACTTTTAAAGAAGTCGTAAGATACGTCATAGACGATTCTAAAGACTACTTTGCTGCCCAGCGTGCGTACATTGAACGCCAAAAGGGTATGGCAGAAAAACTTGTCATTTGTCCCTTATGTACTTCCCCAGAAGAGTTGTGTGAGTGCTGTCCCCGCGCTAAAGAACAAGCCATTGCGGCTGTTGAAGCTGCTGCGAAAGCAGAAGCCGAAGTCGCAAAGAAGGAAGCTGATGAAGCTGCCATTGAGGCCGAGAAAGCGAAGTTGGATAAGCAATCCAGTGAGGAGTGTACCGCTCTGGTCGTTTATAAACCGTGTGTTTTAGACCAGCAAGCCGGTGATATTCCCGACAACGAAGTTGAACCGCTTATAGCCGAACTTATTCGTCTAGATGCGGAAACGCGTGGTATCTTATCAAAGATTCCAACGTGGGTATTTGACAACAAATACATGACTCAACTTCTACTCTTTTGTAACCGCCATCAGATCAAATACATGGTCCTTGAGGACCTAAATTCTATGGTAGTTGTTATATGTTTGTTAGCGTACTTGTTTCTGTGGGTAACGTGGTTACCATCCATGTTTTTCCCCACAGCGTTGTTCTGTGTATGGGTATTTTACCGTAAATATCACCTTCTTCGGCAAGAAATTGGACGTCGTATCGAACGCGCCCGAGGATTGTCAACTCTAGTACGTTCTACTCTTGTTTCTCAAGATGTTAAAGAACTTATGTACCGGAGTGTTGCATTGTATGCCTTCTATCGCCTCATAAAAATGGGCATTGCGCATATGATGTTGAAAAAGAAGGAGGCCAAACTCACTGATGAAAAACAACGAATCACTACTAAATGTGTAAACGAGAAACCAGAAATTATTTTTATTCCTGAACACTATCGTGCTTTATATAGCGCTTCCTCAACCGAGGAGCTAATTCAAGCTTCTGAGGAGATGCGCAAACAAGAGCTAGATGTTCATGGTAACATTAAGCCCGACGTCTTTGCAGATGTCAAGTTGCGGGATTCAAATGAGAACCCCTGGGCTTCAGTTTCGGTTTCTGAAATGCCACGTAGTAGTAAAAGTGAGACGATGTCTACGTCCCAACTAACTGCTGTTGTATCTAAGAACTTGTATTTTATGACAGTTCATAGGGAAAATTCAGTCGCAGTTTGCGACGCCTTGTTCGTGCAAGGTGCTTACGTCCTCATTCCAAACCACATGTGGAAGAATGATGAGGATTTAGCTGTTGACTTCCGAGGAAAGAACAAACATGCAGTAGGGAGTACAAAGAAAGTAATACTCAGTCGAGCTACATCTTATAGGCTACCAGGAACAGACCTGTGCGTATGTTATGCACCCGGTTCTGGTTCTCACAAGGATCTGCTTCCTTATCTATTTAATGACAAGTTGCAGAATTCTAGCCTAACTGAGACACCTGCTCATATGATTTATAGAACAGAAGATGGTGAACTCCGTCTTTATCGTTCACTTTTGTACCCCGATGTAGTCAACACCAAAGTTGGCACTTACCCTGGATACCATTACAAATTAGGTGACAACACCTTTGATGGTATGTGCATGGGAACATGGATCACTTCTTCAACGCAACCCTGCATTGTTGGATTTCACTTAGCTGGAAAAGCCGATACTCCTCGCGGAGCCGCTGGAACTACTTCACGCGCCGCCATAGAGAGTGCTATTATGCACCTCGATGAAAAACCGGGAGTTGTATCGGTGAAGGGCTATGGTACATTGCTAACCGAACAGTACGGAAAGGAATTCTTCCTAGAACCTTCTGTTCATCCGCGATCCCCTATTAGCTACTTAACAGCTGAAACCAATGTGGACTTCTACGGACAATGTATTGGCCGCGTGTCGCACACGAAATCCCGTGTTATTCCCACCATCATCTCTGACGCGGTAGCAAAAAAGTGTGGCGTGGTACAACAGTGGGGTAAGCCTAAATTCCATACATGGAAACCTTGGCAACAGTCACTCAGTTACTCTGCTAACCCTAGTAGAGGTTTTGAGGGCGCGTTAGTCCAGAAGGCTGTCGTAGACTACGTTGGACCACTACAAATTGCTATGACTGCAGAATTAGCTGCAGATATCAGACCATTAACTGATATGCAAACTGTCTGTGGAATTGACGGTAAGCGTTTTATCGATAAGATGCCACCTGATACGTCATGTGGTTATCCACTCGGTGGGAAGAAACGTGACATTCTTGTTCGCCTTGATCAGGAAGAGTTTCCTGAATTTATGTGTCCGGCCAAATTAGATCCCATTGCTTGGGACGAAGCCGCTCGCATTGAAGCGTGTTACAAGAATGAAGAACGAGCTTATCCCGTATTCAAGGGATGTCTCAAGGATGAACCTACACCTCTTATTAAAGATAAAGTGCGTGTCTTTCAGGCTGCACCAATAGGTTTCCAATTGTTGATCAGGAAGTATTATCTACCTGTAGCTCGTTTCTTGTCCATGCGTCCACTCGAATCAGAGTGTGCCGTAGGAATTAATGCTCAAGGTCCCGAATGGGATCAACTGGCGTGCCACCTACGTACGCACGGATCTGATCGAATCCTTGCCGGAGATTATTCAAAGTATGATTTGCGTATGCCTGCACAACTTGTGCTTGCTGGCTTTGATGTCTTGATGTCCCTGGCCAAACACTCGGGTAATTACAATGATGATGATAGGTCAATTATCCGTGGAATCGCCACTGACATTGCGTACCCTCTC